AGTACCGTTTCCAGCATTGATGTCATTAGCATCAGTCAGGATTACTCCTGACCCCTGCGAGGTAGACCCTCCTGTGCCGTTGGCCCGAAGGATTGCGTCGTCAGTGCCACCAGATACAACGCCACCGCCGCCAGCCGCTTCCCACGTCAGGACACCCGAACCATTCGTGGTCAAAACTTCCTCATTACAGCCGTCGTCGGCGGGTAGGGTCAACGTGTAACTGGCACCCATAGCCTGCGCCTTAATAGCCACGTAGTTCGTTCCATCATCGCTATCTTCCATGATGCGAATCTCACCAGCATTGGTAGCGTTGCCGCCCACGGTCACGAAGGTTGCTGGGTTCAACGTGATTCCACCAACATCCGACGTTAGGCAAATCGACCCGGTGCCGTTTCCCTGGTCAGCGTGGAGGATAATCGTTTCACTGGTGCCAGCGTCAGCGGTCAGGCGTATTGCGCCAGCGGCGTTGAGGCCAGACTTGATGCCGATACCGCCAACATCTGATAGCACTTGAATGGATGCCACGCCTTCATTCACTGCCGTACCTTGGTCGTTGAATATCTGAATGGTGCTAGTCGTTCCCCCGTCAGCCGTGATGTTCACAGCATTGGCAAGGTTGGCGGTGGAACGTATGCCCACCCCACCAGCGTCGGATAGCAGGCTGATACTTTCTGCGCCCTCTGTGACGCTACTGCCCAGGTCATTGAAGATGGAGATTGTTCCAGTCGTTCCACCATCATTGGTGATGTTAATGGCATTGGCGAGGTTGGCTGTACTTCTGAGTTCAACTCCACCAGCATCGGACACGATAGCGATTGAAGCGGCCCCTTCAGTGACGCTTGTGCCTTGGTCATTGAAGATGTTAATCGTGCCCGTGCTTCCACCGTCATTGGTGATGTTGATAGCGTTTACTAGGTTTGCGGTAGACCTTAATTCCACGCCACCAGCATCGGATACCAAGGCGATAGATGCGCTTCCCTCAGTTACACTCGTTCCTTGGTCGTTAAACAGAGTCATTGAACTGGTCGTTCCGCCATCGACGGTCAGGTTGATTGCGTTGGCTAAGTTCGCTGTCGAGCGAATGCCAACGCCCCCAACATCAGACAGGATATTGATGGACTCTGCGCCTTCGGTCACGGACGTTCCAGTGTCGGCGTGAATCTTAACGGTGCCGCTGGTGCCGGTGGACTGGGCGATGTAAATGGCGGCGGCGGCGTTGGCACTGGATACCAAGTCAATGTCGCCGCTAGACAGCATATCAACATCGGTGCCATCGTAATCAATCGTGCCGTTAACGTCCAAGGCTCCACTGAGAGTCAGCCCCGTAAAGCTGGGGCTGGCTGTCCACGCTGGGGCGCAACTGGCTTGATGGAGAATATTGCCATTCGTGCCTTTGCCAACACGGGCCATTGTGTGGGCCGCACTAGCGTAGGCAATATCTCCAGCCGCTGTGACCACGCCTGCGCTGGTAACGTCCATGTTTCCTTTTATCTGAGCATTCAATAACGCCGCTGTGACCACTTCGCCTGTCGTCCAGCACCTGGGTGTAGTCCAAGCCATAGATGCCTCCTAGTAAGCTAACCGTGTCGAGTTACCTAACGACGATGTGCCTAGCACAAAGAACCCAGCATAGCCTGATGCCTGCGACAGCGTGAACGTAGCCCGATGGTTCAGTTGCGCATCAAGCTGATGATGGACTTGCTCGACAAAGAAATCCTCATTGATGCCCAGCCCTGCATCGTTGGTGGCTACCACGGTCACTAAGTCGCTTATCTCCCTGGCATGTATATCCGTCAGCGTCGCCGTGGAACGATTGCCCACCATCGTCAACCGCAGTAGCGGCACAGGGTCTTTCCACGTAGCCACATGAAAATCGGCCCAGTTCTGGGCCTCCGCTGAATCAGGAACGAACTTGCCTGGATGAGGATAAGTGCGCTTCCCGAATGCGGTCTGGCTAGTGGAATCAATAGCGGAAATCTCCACTGGGTCTTGCACCGTCACCTTGTGTCCCTGTGCTTGTAGCTTGGTGATATAGACCGTGCCACTGTGCCCGTTAGCCAGCGCAATATCCATTGATTGTGCCCGTTTGGTCAGGGTCACCGTGATGTCGCTGGTGCGGTTCGTGCCAGTGCCATCAGCACTATCATTAGCCAGGTAATCCGTGGAGGCGGTCAGGTTCGTCCAGAAGTCCACAGCGGCTGAAGTGCTGGCCGTTCCACCTGTGGGATACGCCGCAGTGAATGTCCGTGTCGCCCCAGCGGATATGCTGGGCGATAACTGATTGACCTCTGGGTGCGTCCATAGGACTTCAGCATCATCGGCCAACTCTGTTTGAGTACCCAAGGCCGAACTATCCAGAATCCAAGCCCCACTGTGCAACTGCACCCTGGCCCGTAATTCATTGAAGATGAATTTCAGTGGGTCTATTTGTTCAATGTGGCTGTATGATAGGGCCGCACCGCTGGCATCGCTGTACGTGGCTTGTGAGGCCGTAGAACGGGTGTCCTTGCTTCGGGCGTGGCGGTCACGGTATACGATATTCCCAGCCGCTGATTCTTCCAGCAAGCCGGTTTCCGTTTCCTCTATTATCCGCAGGGCATCGAAGGTCTTTAGCCGTTCCGTCCAGAACCGTGGGAAGGTCACGATGCCAGTATCCAAGTCCCTGTCGTCTTCAGGCCAGCCAGCCGCATCCAATACTTCACCCACCAATGCCCCAGCTTTCTTGTTGGCGAACATCGTGGTGCTGACCTCAAACTTGTTCAGGTAACCCAATGCCCCAATAGCCTTCAACCTGGCCTTATTCGGCCCAAGGGAAGGCACAGGCTCGATGCTATCTAAGAAGCCCACCCATAGCGTGGCCGTGGTGCTGCCATCGTTACCCGTTAACTTCACTTTCCGCCCTGGCACAAGGTTTCCCGTCAGCGATGAACTGGTATTGAATGTGCTGTAATCGCCCGATTCATTATTTAATTCGGCGACCAAAGAACCGGCGACGGCCTTGCCCACTAATTGGCTGGCGTAATCATTTCCACGCCGCCATTCTACGGACAAAGTCCGGGCCGTCAGGTCTTCTCCTGAATCCGAGAAGTCACCGTCGTTGTTCCAATCTACCGCTAAAACGTAGGTGCCACGAGCCATTTATTTGGCCTATTTCCTGAATTTAACTTTTGGTATATATCACAATATGTAATATAAAGTATTTTTGACCCTAGATTTTGAAATCCTTCAGAACGGTCTCTAAGCCGCTTCTCTGGTGGTGCGCCATGCAAGCCATAGTAGGGGTAACCATACTGTCTCTCTTTACACTGTTTTTTCTAGGCACGAACCATCACAATATGTAATATACTATATTCGTTAGTGTTCTCATTTTTTCCCCCGTTTTCGCCCACCTCGTGCGGTTGAAACGGCAATGGCAACGGCCTGTTTTTGCGGATAACCGGCCTTGCGTAGTTCGCCAATATTACTGCTGACCGTTCTTTTCGTTTTCCCTTTCTTCAGCGGCATTGCTACGTCCACGATTCCTTTTTGCCACCAAAATAGGAGCGAGCATGGCCCTCTTCACAGAGTTGGTTATTGCAGTTGGTGCGATTGCCTTCCTTGTCAGTCGCCCACACGATGCCAAGAACCCTGCCAAATTTTCCTTTCTCTTTTGAACATTCAATCTCTACTTGGCTTCCTTTGAGAAGTTCCTTGAGTCTGGCTTTCGATGCCAGCCCCATAGCCTTCTCCTCTAAATTCCTGGTTCGTGATTCGGGCGTATCTATCCCCAACATTCGCACTCTGGCCTTGTGCCAGACATTGAAACCTAGGTCAAGATTGACATCGATGGTATCGCCGTCTACGACCCTTAGAAGTTTGCATCTGTAATCGAACATTACGCCTCTCCGAATACCCCACGGAATCCACCGCTGATAGCGTGGTCACGCACGGCTTCCACCACTACACGCCGTAAGTCTTCCAGGCCATAGACAGCCCCGTGGAAATGGAACGTATTAGAGCCACCACCCATGCTACCGCTGCCGTGCGGATTGACGTATGACCCAGTCGGTAGATTGACAATCTCAGGGCCACGTTCACCCACCAGCGTTCTGCCACCAGCCCAACCACCGCCAGCCTTGCCATTTACGCCAGCGATTACTCTATCTCTTATCTCTTGCAGTCCTTCTGGAAGATTGCCCCAGGCGGCATCTGGGGCTGCTTTCAGTATCTCTCCTAGAAGTGCTTCATCACTCAGGCCACCTTGCATCATTCCACCACGGTGTCCCTGTATGGCCGCAAATGCCCCAGCGATTGTTGACCGACCTGTCCCAAAGCTAGTATCCTTTCCGGCCCCAAGTCCTCCCACGTTTATCAGCCGGTTCATTTGACCCACATTTAATTCAGGCCGTTCTGCTGTAAAGACCTCAGCCTGTGCTGCCACCCTTCTTTCCCTTTCTTGTTGTCCCAATAAAAGAGCTGCGTCCAGTGACGCTTTTTCTGTCTCAAGCCTTTTATAATCTCCAATTATCCCATTTATGGACTCTCTGCCAGCAAATTCCATCAGCGCAAATGTGTCCCGATATTTAACCTCACCCGCTGCGAGGTCGTCGGTCATTTGCATCACGCTTATGCCGTGCCGTTGCGCTAGCAGTTTCACCGCTTGTTCAAAGCCAATACCGGAATCTTCCAAGGCTTGCATGGTGGTGTCTTGGTCGTTTCGGAAACCAGTCCATGAATCAGAGATTCTCTGAGTTTCTCTGGCAGCGGTATCCGCCTGCGCTTGCGTTTCTTTCTGGTACGCTTGGCTAGTTTCCCGCCAGTAATCTCGCAGAGTTTCATTTGCCGTGCGTTGGTCACTAAGTTGGCGGCTTAACAAGCTAGACATCTTATTCGCAATGTCTTGCCTAGCATCCAACTCAGCTTGTAGTATCCGTTCTGTCTCCCTGGCTGCATCTGCCTGCTCTCTCGCCAGTTCGTCGATGCTTCTTATTACACCGCCCGTTGCAAGCCCAACCGCATCTTCCAACTCGCCGTAGGCCAAAGATGTTTGAATAACGGCCTCCTTCGCCGCAAGATACATCTCTACCTTCGACAACTTCACTTCTTCAAGTGCCTCAACAACTTTGTTAGCCGACCCACCGACATTTCGTGCCATCTCCATAGCTGAACCAGACATTTCTAACTCAGCTTTCCGTGCTGTCTTTGCCATCTCCGTCTGCACATCTTCCACGTCACCATAGGCTTGGGACACTTTCTTGGCTTCTCGCTGGGTTACACCCGACCAATCGTCCAAGCTTCTTTTCATGCCTTCTAAGCTATCTACAGCGATAGCGATGCCTGCTTTAATATCTTCGCCGATTTTAGGCATCCAGCCAAGTAAGAAACTCCCGGCTTTCGAGATTTGGATTGCCATATCAATAAACTTTTTGGCAAAGTCAGCCAAATCCCGTTTGAGGAAATCTATAATTTCCTCCCACTTTTGCCAGACAATGATGCCCCCGGCAATGGCGGCACCGATGCCAATAATAAGAAGCCCAATCGGCCCCATCGCTATTGATAACAAGCCAAAGGCAGCGATTAGCCCCGGCAATAGCAACAGCAGTGGCCCAGCTACCCCCAGTACTACACCTAACGCCGCCCCAGCAAGCCCCAGCCACTTAACTAACTCAGGATGCGCATCTGCCCAGTCAATAACGCCACGCACGAATGATTCTATCTTGGGTAATAACTTTTCAATGACAGGCAAGAGTAAATCACCGAACACTTGGAACAAATCACCCACACGGTTCTTCAGTTGGGTCATGGGGTCAGCAGCGGCTTCCGCTTGTCCGGCAAATTTTTCCATTAACGCATTCAAGACTTCCTGTGGTTCAGTGCTTGCATCTAGCTCAATGCCGTACCGCTTGAGGGCCGTTGCCTCTCCGCTCACAGCACGAGCGACCAGCACGGCTGCGCCCTCTAACTTCATCCCTGTCGCCGCTGACATATCCATCAACGGAATCATCGCTTGCATCGACAGGTCGTAATCCCCTGTCACTTGCACCAGCTTCTGTAATGCCTTCCGTTGTTCCTCGTCACCGAAGTTCGTCTTCGCTTGTTGCGCCGAGGCTAAGTCCTCAATCTGTTTCTTGTTCGCTTCGTAGCTTGTCCCGATGTTCTTAAGTGCGACATCAAGTTGATTGATGCCTAGCTGTTGGTCTAAGGATGATTTAACAGACATTACGCCAATACCCGTGATGGCCGCACCGATACCAGCCGCCGCCATGCCTATCTTGACACGATGCCTGCCAAAGCTATCCGATAACCCTTGGGCATTTTGCTTCACCTTATTCAAGGCATCAGAAGCGTTATCTTTAGCCTGTAAAAGAATTGCTACGGTTGTTGCTTCAGCCATCGCTCTCTACTGCCTCGACCATTTCCTTCCACATTTCTATCTGTGACGGGTGCATCTGACTAGCATCTCGATTGTGCTGGTCTTTCGCACTCATCAGCAACCTGTAGTCCAATATATCCCGCACTAATTGCCAGTCTTCGTCCATCACTTCACTGGGCAAGCACTCAAAACTCTCGCATATCACACTGACTGTCACTGCTACGGGCTGAGGGCCGTCGCCGAGGATATATTCGCCGAGGTGGCGGAGTCTTTTTTTCGGGCTTCCGGTGCCTCCTGGGCTGATGAGGCATTTACTAACCATAGCAGTTCGTCCGACGATAACGATTCAAGCACTTCGGGACGGTCATAGGGTTGCTGCATAGGTTCACCCATTAAGTTCGTCCAGTTCCATTTGATGATGCGCTTGGACAGTTCCTTGCATAACTGGGAAAGGTTTTCCCCTAGGCCCGACGTATCTTCGCCGCCTCTCTGAAGACGGCTAAGCTGCATCACCTCACGCACCGCCATCACTGGCATTATCTCCACCCATTCGCCTTCATGTACGTAGTGAGGGACACCGGGATGCGTAATTGCTCCATCCTCGATAATCTGCCCAATGCTGATAAAGCACTCATCGCTCTTGATTTTGACAGTTGGTATCTTGGGCTTCATGAGCCTCTCCTTCTTCTTCCCCCCTCCCCTTCCCTAAGGGGGAAGGGAGGAGGGAGATACGTTATTTATCCCCTGGTGGGTGCTGCGGCATCGGCGGCTGCGCTGCCACCGTTATGGCGGAAGCTGGCCGAATACGTTATCGGCCCACCAACAGTTGAGTTAATGGAATAGCTAGTGACGATGGCGAAACCGTTATAGCCGGTGGTTCCATCAGGCTCGAAATCCCATTCCTCGCCTTCCAGGCCCAGTTCCCCGAAGATGGTTACGTCCCCTTGTGACGATGCCAAATCGGCGAACCCAGCTATGTCGATGGTCGCCGTGGGTTTCCCTGCCAGGAAATTTTGATAGCTGTCACCGAAAGCTGTGATGTCAGCCTCCGGCACCGTGAAATTAAGAGTTACTGAATTTAATTCATCTTCGATGGCTACGCCATCAAATGAAAAGTCAGCATCCTTGCCGTGGGTTCGTGCCATGTCAAGTTCCTCCTAGAATAGTCTTATACGGCGTTCTAAGCCGTTTTCAGGGGCTTTACGATACCGCTCGGGTAGTTGACCCGGAACATTGGAAACTTGCTGAGTAGCTTGCTGCGTCGCCTACGGGCAAATTGATGGTGTAGCTGGACACCAATGCCCCGGTCAGCCCCGACGAGGTACAGGTGTACTCTGGGCTGTTGGTATCTGGCCCTGCACCGTCTGGGTCGTAAACCAATGTTTTGGGGCCGCTCGTCAGCGTGATGTGGTCGAATATCGTGGCATCTCCATCACTGGCAAAGTCAGCGTCGAGCGCACCGCTCACATCAAATGAGACATTCTTCTTGCCAGCCAGGAAGTTTTGATAAGCATCCCCAAAGGCCGTAATGTCTCCCTCCGTCACTGTGGCGTTCATGGTGATGCTGTTGAGTTCATCCTCAATTGCCACGCTGTTGAAGCTAAAATTGGAATCCTTGCCGTGAGTTCTAGCCATTAGCCTACCCTCCTATTAAGTAACGAAATAGCCGAAACTGACGTAATTCTTGAACGTCCGGCTCCCTGAACCGGACGACTGGATTTGCACTCGAAACCAAGACTCAACTCCCGCTTGGCCGGTGGCAGACGCAGTAAGAAACGAAACTCCAGTGCTATGCGTTATCGTGCCGAAGTTGATTGCCGTGGTGGGGCTTCCCCAGGTGTCATTATTTTCGCTCTGGATTTCGAGGGCAATCGTGTTACTGCCGGAGCCGCCCATCTCCACCATGCGCCAGACACCGAAAATCGTATTGGTCGCCGCAATCGTTCCCAGGTTGTAGCCAGTCCCATTGGCGACAACCGTCGAGCCGTTGCACGTTATGGTATTGGCCTCGATGATTCGGGAACGGAACGGGGCCGATGCGCCCTGCCAGGTGACGTTGCAGGCGATGGCATCACCTACCGTGGACACCCTTGGCGATGCGCTGATTAAGGTCGCTCCCTCATAGCCGACGGTGCCTTCGTCCAGGCCACCGGGATAGATGCCCACTCGCCTTGCGGTGGCAGTGAGGTCGGTAAACATCTCCCCGTCGTAGTTAGGGCTGGCCGTACTCCACAAGCCATTTACATCGAATGTGAATGTCGGCTTGCCCTGGATATAAGTCATGTCAGTATCGGCAAACGCTGTGACGTCTGCTGGTGCCTCGGCGAAATTCAATGTCATGGAGTTACTCACGCCACTGAAATCAAACTCGTCGACCAGTAACCCTGCGCTTTTAGCATGAACTCTAGCCACGGTTTCTTCTCCTTCTGGGCTTGCGTGCGTTGGCTAATGCAGGCTGTGCCCACACTGCATCGGATTCCTCGTATATCTTCACGGCTTTCAGCCGTATCAATTCCTCAACATCAACGGGTTCATTCCCATCCAGGGCAAACCGCTGGCCCTTGGCTATACGGATAGAGGATGGCGTCGCTCCTGGCCCCTGTGCCATCAACAGCTTCTTCAGGGCAACATACCAAATATCATCATTATGGGTCGTTGGTGTAGAGTTTTGGATATTTGACTGTGGCATAACGGTTTGTCGGAGGGTCTACAATAAATCTTGCATAGTATTTAGGTATGTAGCCGAAGCTGTTGCTGAATTCCCTGACAGCATCACATTTTTGGCATTGCCCCTGGCTGACTGGGCCTTCAGCTGTTGCGATATCCCAATGGTGGACACATTCATCAGCTTTGGTCTGCGAGGATGCGATACAATCCTCCGATGTGTTGGTATACGACTCCATCCAAATCCTCAACAAGATAGATATCAGATTCCCTCCTGCATTGCAGGAGAGCATGCCCCGTGATGCTTAGCGACGCATCTTGCATTGCTGAATCTATTTGGGTGTCTATGTCTCCGGCTCCCTTCGGCCAGGGACTCCGGTCTATGGCTTTAATCATGTACACAGCCGCCCCACCTCGGCCGGTAAAACTCCAATACTCGTCAACCTTAGACATCGCCTGAAAGACAACGTAAGGCGGTGCCGTCCCAGCAGGGGCCAGTTGATTGAACACGCCGCCTGTGGCCTCGTTGGTCACAGCGGCTATGTTCAGGACGGTGAACACGGCGGTATCGAGATTGACTCGTAAGTTTGCCATCTACAAATCTCGTGTAATCTGCCTGACTGCTTCGAGGACTCTTGGCCGTTCTTTCTCAAGGTTTGTATTCATGAAAGGACGTGCAGTCATGTGTATGGTGCCAAACTCTATGTGAGGAGCATAGTGGGTGGATGCCCCTACAGTCCACTCCAATCGCCCCGTTTCTCTAGCCATGATGCTGTTACGAGTGGCCCCTGTGTCCACAGCGACGTCCCGTTTGGCTCCGGTCTCAATATTCCGAGCGGCAACCTGAATTGCCTGGGCAAGCAATTCTTCAACTCGCTCCCACTTGGGATTGAGCTTGATTTCCACCTTGGCGTTGAAATCTATACTAGCCATATAAAAAAGCCCTCGAATTTGTTGGCGATACCGTGCCGTACCACGACAATATTCAAGGGCTTCATGAGCCTCCCCAATGACTACGCCCCACTCAAACGTCCAAGCCGTTTATCGGGCTTCGAGAGCCTCTAGGACGGGGCTTATTTACTTATCACCCACTGGTACACGGACATAGCCACCTTGCCCATCGGTCTTTAACTTAACCTTCGACGTATCTGGCGCAAAGGTTGTAACAGCCTGGCATCGGCGGCACTTAATTTCTACTAGGCTACTCCCATCTAATCTGATTCGGGCCAATAGGCTACGACATTCTGTGCGCCTGCACCGAGCCTCTTGCAGCCCTAGATTTGGCGCATCTGGCATCGCTTCGACAGCGTCCAAGATTTGCCTGTGTCCACCGATTGTACCTCATAAGTACCACTGGAATGAAGCACCCTGTCGTCGGCCTCGATAGATTGGTCGTAGGCAAGAGTCAGGGTGAAACTTAATTGCGTATCCAGGCGGCCAGTATCGGTTGATTCACTTCCTCCACGTGAGGTTAGCCGTGCCGGGATATTCTGGTACGCCTCGCTCCAACTAACAATGAATCCACCTTGTCCGTCAAGCTCCTTAGACTGCCGTTGAATGTCAACAGTGTCGGGCATGGCCCGAACTGCCTCTGTTCTCATATAGTCTAAATCCAAGCCTTGCAATAGCTTGTCTGTCATTAGCTATCCGCATATGGGCGGTGGGGGTATCCGAGGCCCGTGCCTGAATCTAGGATATTCAAACCCGTCACGTCGTCACTATCTGTGTACACACTGTAACCATCTTTACGTCGGGGCATAACCGTCGTGGTAGCCGTTGCCTTGCGGCGTAGTCGCTTAGCCTGCGCCATGAACATTTGGGTCACGCTGCCTTTCTGGAAGCTGGCCCCGTCCGCTGAAAATGTGAAATCCCTGGCGAATCGCACTGCCAAGGTTTCACACGCTCTGGCCGCTGATTTTAGGACGCTGTCCCCTTCTTGGGCAAGGAAATCATCTATCTCAGCATCTTGAAACAGCGCACGGTCTGCGTCAGTGTCCCCGATTTCGAGCCGAACTCTGTCCCTCTCGGCGGTGCTGCCAGGCGTGTATGAAAATGCCATTATGTCCTCACAAATACAGTCATTGTGAGCGCATCGGTAAGCGCATCGCAACCGGCCAATTCAGTTAAGAGGTTGCCATGAATGATGGCTGGGATATATGCGCCCGTTATCGCTGAGCCACTGCTATCGTCTAGCTGGATACCGGGATAATACCAAGCATCGGTAGCAGAGTTGGTGATGGTCAGCAATGTGACCGACACCGGCCCTCCTGGAGAGGAGAGCGTAGTGTCGGTGGATGCCGGTGCGGAAGCGTGAAAATCCATCCGCACCGCAAGAAGTTCGCAGTAGGGTAAAGCGGTGACGAGGCTTCCAGTCGCCGATGCGTCAGACCCAGTGGTGGACACCTTGATGGTGTACTTATCAATAGCCATCAGCGTCCAGCGTAGTATACGACTACGACTTCAGCGGTATCAGGGCTGTTAGCCTGAGCGATGGTCACTTTGATATTATCTGCCACGCAAATCTTGTCATAGACTGAATAGCCATCAGCATATTCAATATCTGCGCCAGCATTGTTATCCACGACATGGCGTGGATGGAACCAGCCGCTCGTATTCGCATTTGTGAGCGTCAGGATAGTTACAGCAGGCCCATTATTCCCTGCGGTGGCTATGGTGACGTCAGTTGTGCTAGGTGGCGAATCACCATAGGTCACGCCGACGGAGCATATCTGCCCAGTGATAACGTGGCTGCTGGTATTGTTCGCTGTAGCGGAGCCGTCGCCACCAACGGCGGCTCCGCTGTTGATTGTGACCGATTCGTAACCGTATGACATCTAGCCCTCCTAACTGTCGATAGCTGGCAGGACGTAGCCAGAAGCGGTGTCGGTTGCACTTCCCAGGTTATCAAATTGCCGGACTCCATCAGCATCAATCAGGACTTCTGAAGCGGTGTCGGCGTGGCCTATACGGTTGTGAGCGATGATGCCGCTGTTGGCGGTTGTGTCGCTGTCAATCAACAGGTCGCCTGCGGTGTTCAGCCGGTAAATATTGTTATATGTGATTTCGCAGTTCGTAACGTCTTTTCCGGTGGCCACCGACACTATAGCCTCCGAGTTCGCCACTCCCATGCTGATGTAATTGTTATTGAATACCAGCCCGTCGAGGTCGCCTAAAACACTGATTACGCCATTGTTTCCAGTGTCCGGACTGATTATTACGTTATTGGTAAATTCTAGGCGGTCAGCCTGATTATCAGTCGTGGTGGTGACAATTAAGTCAACGAAATTCATGCTGGCCGCAGTATCAACAAACCGACATTTATTTACCACGAAACCAGCCGCACTGAGGTCGAATACTTCTGCGATATCAGCGTAATTCATGCTGAAAATCATGTTGTGCAGTTGCACATCAGCGGCTGTGACATTTATATCGGTGGTTGTGGCTGTGTCAAAGGTAAATGTGGGACGACTCCCACCCACTCCCATGCCAATGACCGTGACACCGGCTATATCAAACGTGATACCGGCGGCGGCTGAGAATGTTTCTGAATGGCCTGGAGCGACGAGAATTACATCGCCATTGTTGGCGGTGCATTTGCCAACTGCGCCATCAAGTGTGGCCGCTGGCTGTTTTGGATTAGTTGCCGCATTGTTATTGCTTGCGGCATCTGCGCCTGAATCCACATGGTAAACATTGCCGGTTGTGAGCAGCGGGCTTCCAATCCCACCGAGTCCCTCAACTGGGACTCCACGAGATTTCACACCCGATGGAAAATTAGTAGGCATAACCAGTTCCTCCTCAGGAACCAGTGGGGGCTTCCGCCCCCACCAGCGTACCTAGATAGATTTAGCTAGGATTTTGACCGTATATCCACCGCCAGTCAGTCCAGCCGATACCGTAGCGCATATAGCCCCGGAATTTGGCCGTTAAACCGTCAAAGTCATCGGACTGAGCGAACTCAGGGCGAATCCTCCATTGCCAAATCAGGTGCTGTTTCATCATCACAGAGTCGATTAAGAACCACGCATTGGAATCGGTCAGCCTGTCCCAAACCACGGGCTGAAACCGGCCAGAGAACATATTGACGTCGTACTGGGCTGAACCTGGCTCATAAAGCGCACGCTCGCTGACCAACTGGGTCGCTGTCCGCTCCAGTTCCGGTGGGACGAGGAGCATATTAGGGTTTACACCCATAAGCTGACCGGCATCGTCGGTAAAGTTGCGCATCGCCTGGCGAGTCGTGTCCAAGTTGTCGATAGTCAAGGCCAAGGTGGCTTCATTCGCTTGGGTCGTTCCGGTATCCGCTGGGCTGAAGGGATGAGCCGTGCTAAGCAAGCCCACGCCGTCTGCGCCATTGGTGGATGCGCCCATCCGATTGGTGCCGCTGTCCGTGAAGCCATTGATAAACACGTTGGCGGCATCGGTCTCAATCGTGGTACTGAAAGAGTCCGACATATTGGAAGCACGGCGACGAATCTGGTTGTATTGGTCGTCATCGACAAGCCGTCGTTCCACCTGAATGCCCTGTGCGAATTCGTAGTTGCGAATGTCGGTGCGGTATCCGGCATCGAAATCGGCATAAGGAACGGTTCCATCAAAGGGTGGAACCAAGCCCTGCGACCCCATGCCTTGATATTGTTCTTCGGAGCGAGTTGATGATTCGACCCCGAAAAGCATTTCCATCATTGGACGTGGACGGGATACCCCTACATCGAATATCCGCTTCAGGCCAGGTTTCAACAGGTCGGCAAAATTGCCAGCTGTTAAAGGCATCTCTTAACTCCTACTGAACCTTACTCAAATAATGGGTCGGAGCCGTGAACTGGACACGAGTTTCGTCGCTGGATTGACGCTTGCGCTCCACCACTACGAACTCATTATTCGATGCGGCGGCGATGGTTTGCGCTCCGGTAGCACCGGAAATATCCAGCAATGCCCCAGCCAGCCGTGCGCTGGTGTCATTGGGGTCTGCGTACACTGCGTCGGGATTCACGATAGCCTTCACTACCGTGGTGCTGTCAGTCCCGGATACCGTGCCAGGCTTCCCGTCTACGGCATCAGTGGGATTCTCAGGCCCGACGAAGATACCAACAGCGGCCAGGTCACCAGTCGCCATCAGGTCTACTTCACCAGACTCAAGGTTTAACATGTCGCCACGTGTGAGAGTCTCCGTGTCCTTCATGAGGAAGGTTAAAATTAGTGGGCGTCCCCCACCTATGTTGTATCGCCATTCAAATCCATTAGCTGCCATGGTATCTCCTTACACGTTCTATCCGTGACTCAGAAGTTAGATTCCCTGTGCGTAATCTTCCTCAGTCATGCCCATTAGCCGAGCCGCCTCACGTTGGTCGTCCGATAGCCGTAAGGTTGGGGCCGGTTCCCCACTTTGTGGGTTAAGATTCGGCGCACGATTGGGCTGACCTTTGAGATACGGTTTATCTTCTAGGAGTTGAGTGAGGGCTGCATCAACACCAGTAACACCGCTGTCCTCGCTGTACCGAACATTGGTGCGGTCAACGAGTAGCAACGCAGCATCTGGGTCGATGATTCCCAACTGGCTGGCTCGCACTTTCACATCGGAGGCTATCATGGCATTGGCTATCTGGTCTGCCGCTGTGGCGGCTTTACGTTCAGCCTCTAACGCCCTAGCCTCTAACTTCTCTGCCTCAGAAAGCTGTGCTTGCTCCAGTTCATCTGCTTTGGCTGCTCTTTCTTTTAATTGGCCGTAATCAGCAAACTGATTACGAACCTCTTTCCGGGTCTGCGCCTGCATGCGATTAACATCATCTTGGCTAAATTTTCGCTCTGGGCGTTGACCCTCCGGCTCCGGCTCAGTGGCCGGAGTCGCCTGGGCCGCCTCATCTCCTATGGGTTCCACATTTTCTGTAACCATCAACTCCCCTATTTAACCCGCAGGGTTGCGGTAATGTGAGTGCTATGATACACTCCGGTTCTACACCGATTTACCTCCACGTCCGATGCTCCGCAGTTTTTATCCCTCTGCGGAGCATTTTATTTACCCTTCCTTCCGCCAGCACGGCTCCCTCGTAATCGCCGGTCTCGTGGAGGCCCGGATTTCACCCGTCCTTTCGGCCCATAGGAGCTACGCCCTCCACCCTTTCCTTTACCACCTGGCATAATCAATCACCACTACTTGCCCCATTACCGAATATCATTAGACTACCCCATGCCAATTCATAAAACAATAGGGCCGCTGTTAAAAGTGCCTTAATATTCGTGTGAAATAAGGGTTGACATCTAACATATTGTTATATATACTTGGTCGTAGACCAAGTAAACCACAGGAGGGAACAAGATGGCTGGAACACGACACAGCATGAGACTAGCAACGGTGACAGCAAATTGCGGACATGAGACCAACTGCGAAATCTACCCTTCCACTACCGGACGGGGCGGCGAAAAAAGTAGGGCTAACGTGGCACGGGCCGCCAGCCATCCTTGCTTTAAGTGCAGTCCAAAGCAAGAGTGTGGATGCTTAGTGACCACAATTCATGACACGCCAGGCCGACATTATTGCGGCAAATAACCAGGCCAGGCAACCAAATCAAAAGGAGAGTAAGAAAATGGCACGAATCAATTTAAAAACGATAGACACCAATCGAGAGCATATCTTCCCTGGTGAATGTTGGTGTTTTGCTACCCATAGACGGCCCGTAATCAAAATGGGAGAGCAGGCAGCTAAAGAGTTGAAAAAAGCATTAGCGACTCCAGAATTTCAAGTCCATTCAGATGAAGAGGAATAAGGAGTCCAATCATGACAATCAGTGCAGTAAGTAACCAAGCGCATCACGAATAGGTTAAGCCCCTCTCAAACGAGAGGGGCTTTTTTTATGTCTTTGGTGGAGCGAATTCGGCAGCCTGGGCCGGTTCAAGAATCTCGTCGTCGCCTATGTGGCTCTGCTCTAACCCACAATTAGTGCAGAGGCGCAACACCAGGCCAGCCATCGCATAGTTTGTGCGCTCAGCAGGCCACAGGGTTGCGAGTTCTAGCCTATCCGATTCACATCTATAGCACTTCATTATCGGCTTCGGCTACGGGCTGACGACGGGAACGGCGACGAGAATCCTGGATAACTTCGTCTGTGTATCGAGCATGGCACCCATCGCACCACATATCCATACCTTCGTCCTGGCGGCTACGGTCACAGAATGGACACCAAAGGACTCCACGCCGATGCCGGATTACGGGCCGTATCTCACCTTCCAGTTCTGCTTTCATAATACTCCTAAAGACCTAATGCTCTGTTCGATTTAACCGTGGAACTCTTGCCCCAAACGCTACTGGTGGAAGTAGTGACCAAGTCGTTTAATCCTACACGCCCTCCCTGATAGGCCGTAAATACCTTCGTCCCCATCATGTTTTCCTGGGTCTTGCGGTCTTGTTGCCCAAACCATTCTTGCCCCGTCTGCGGCCTGGGTTCTTCTGGGATATCCAGCCCTAGGTCTTGATAGGTTAGGGTGTCTGGCACCATTGCGCATCTACAGTTCGGGTGAGCATCTAGTGGTTCATTAGTCTCATAAACCGTGTTATCTAAGGCAATGCAAGCCATGCACGTATTTTCATCCTTAGTCGCCAATCGCCGGTAGCCCTTAACCACGTTACTATTCGCTGCATAATTAAGCCTTGTCGCTTCCCGATGCGCACGGTTCACTTCTGTACGGCTGATAGTCAACGCCTTGGATAGTGGCATGCCTGCGGCCTGGCGCACCACATTCGCTATCTCACGTGGGCTTTGGCCTGTTGCTATTCCTGTGCGAATGCCCTGCTTCACGCCAGTGGCGGCTTGTGGCCCAAGGTTTGCGAGTAGATTCCCCACAGGCGCACCATCACCACTGATGCCCACGAAAGCCTGAAAGGCCTCTGCTGGCAGCTGATTCCATCCTATTCCCACATTGGCCAGGTTGCCCAGCGTGATGCCGGTGGGAAGGCTTGCATTCGCCACCACAGGCGCACCTTGGACGGATAGACCAACCGCCGCACGTTGCCCAGCGGTCACTGTCTCCCCAGCTACACGGCTAAACTGCCCGACGTTTTTGACCAATTGCCCCTCTAGCTCGTTCAGGCGATTCATGCGATTGACTTCCCAGGGCTTCAGGTTTCGCTGCTGGGCCACTCTTACCACTCCGGCTGCTTGGTCTTGCAACTGGGCATATACCACGGCGTATTCATTAATGATACGTGCGGCTGTGGCCCTATCTAGTGCGGCAACCTGACGGGCTAACTCTTCGACGGCTTTCTGCGCATCAGCTGGAGGCATGATTAAATCGTTCCGGCTTGGAAGTTGCGCAGTATCTCCGCCCCTATATTGGTCTCCGCTACACGCTCCGCTGTAGCGTCTTGCTCCATCTCGTCTATCTGCTCCTGGTTATACCCCATCTCCCTCCAAATCTGATGCTTGGTGATGCCCAAATCCATCTTGGTGCGCAGGGATTCCAGGTGGCTCAGTTCATTTCGGGTCTCCGGGTCGTCCCAGGTAGTGCGAATGGAGCCTTCATCTATCTCCGGCTGGGCCTGCCCGAAGGCTGCCTGGATGCGCATCGCCATCATGATGCAATCCTCCCAGGAGTTGCCGAAATTCACCATGCGCTGACGGGCCTTGTTAACCAGGCCGGACTCCGCTGTCTTTAATGCCTCGCCACTAGGGGCACCGCCCATAATCTGGAAAAGGTGTTGAGGGGTACGAGTAGTTCCGGCGATGTGCTGAACTAACGCCTCGATGGCCCTGAGAGGGCTGTCTACGTTAGCTGCGCTCCACTGCCCGACTGACCCACCATCGTACTCGCTGTGGAACTCTGTGACGCTGCCAGGCAAGATATCCAGCCGACTCGACCCGTGGTTCACATTCAGGGTATATCGCTGTGGAAAGGCAAGGGTATCCAATATCATCGTCAGGTCAATCAGGCTCTTGTTCAGTAAATCTTGCATGGGTATGACGTTGATTATCTCTGACTGCCCAAAATCTGCCCCCATAGGCCGATTGCGAAAGTGAACGAGCGGCACCCCTAAGGGTTCCCCAGCACGGTTTAGCCATGCGACAGGCCAGGTCTCGTCAAGTTCGTCCTGGTATTGCCGCCATACGCCTCCATGCGCCACATATTTCTCAACACGGTCTGGGTAATACAGGTTCAATCGGGTTTCCGGCTCCTCGCCGATATGGGGTCGCTGTATCCATTTCTTGCTGGCCCAGTCTATCTCACGTGTATTTTCGTCGTAGTGCGGCACAATCATCTCGGCCATCTGGTGCGTCCAACGAGGCCGCTCATGCCCATCATCCCAATCGCATAGCAAGTAGCTATCGCCCAGCATTATGGTCTCGGCATGGACTACGTTCTGCGTATAGTCCATCCGATTACGGTTCCACAAGTCCCAGGCCCATTCAGCCACAGCCTCATTCTCCACCTCAAAGCCCATTACTGTCAGTCGCTCAGATAGGCTGTCCACCACCACGTTCATAAAGTTATCCCTAAACTGCAAGCGAGGAGGAAGGAATTTCTTCAGCCTGTCGGTTATGGCGGTGTCGTGGTCACCTCCATAGTATCGACGTGCCAACTCGTAATCCACACGCCTGTCGTCGGCCTGCTGTTGTATCCACCGCATTAACGATTCCGAAACTGGGTCTAACCCATTCGTAAAGAGCACCATTTAAGTCCCTCTGACCTCCTCACCACGTTTATTGAAGGTTTTCCGAAGATTGGGAACTGCCAGGATTCCAGTGTCCGCTAGGAGTTCGAGCGCACGCTTGAACCAGGCATTGTTCGCCTCGTGTTGCCATTGGGGCAAGCCCTTGTAGTATGTTTCGCTCCAGCCAGTCATTAACGCCTCCGAACATCTCGGGATGCCTATTACCTATCCGAATCCCAGTATATAGGGTTGTCAGGGTCGAGTCCGAGCGGATTGTTTGCTGGGCTGATGCGTCTTGCTCCGACCAACTGATGCACCAAGGGTTCGGGCGAGTGCATACTTCGAAGCCGCATAAACGCCCCTGAGAGGCCGTCTACCTGGTCGTCATGCCCTCCTAGGGGGAAAGCCTCAACTTCATCCAAGAACGGCCCTAACCACGCTCCTCGTACCAGTCTCACGTTGCCAACTTCCGATTGGCTACTCACAGGCCCAGCCCTTTCCACCTTGGAGCCTGTAGCTCTTTGGCCTCGCACCGTGTACTCCGGCAACACCCTGGTCACGTAGTGGTAAATCGTATTGACGCCGCTCGCTCCTGGCTCTTGTTCGATATATATCTGAGTACTACTACCATCTATCATGGCTGTCTGTTTGATGAGGGATTCCACCTCGCCCGGAGTCCCCCGCATTCGCTGTACATCCACCACGTAATAGAGGCCATCTGAGCCATAATCGACTCGTACCCCAGCCGTCCAGTCGGGGTCTGTTCCGGCCCTCAGTGGCGTTGCAGCCAAGTCCCAATAGCGGACACTTCTATTCCGCATCACAGGAAGTTCCTCAACTATCGGGAACCATTCTCGCTTGAACAGGTTTCCAGGCTGCCGTGCCGTCCAGTCACCGACCAATAGCTGCTGACGGGTAACTGGGTCGAGTTGGTTAAGGGATTCCAGATAGGCTACTTGGTCTAGATAAGGGTTGTCCGGCAGCGAGGCCGGAATGAATATACGTGTATCAATCGAGCCTTCGGCATCTATGAATCGCTCACGTACCCACTCATGTCCAACTCCACCTGGATTACTAGCAGACCGCATCCGCAGCGGGATGCCAGCGTCTTGAGGACGGCGGAGGCGGCTGAATAAATAGCGGTATTGGTTCTCGGTGAACTGTGTTAATTCATCAAATCCTATCATCTGAAATTCGGTGGACTGATAGCGATATTCATCACCTGGCTTTTCGAGATAGCCGAAGGTTAGGGTTGCGCCACTGGGGAACTCCCATGTCTTCAGGTGGTCTCGCCATCGGGCCTGTGTAGGCATGAGCCATGCTCTCGCTCTATCCATTAGTGCGCCTGGCAAGGATAGGTCGGTGTATGCCCGTCTCAGGAGCAGGGCTGAATAGCTAGGGTAATCAACATACTGCAAGGCGGCCATAAGCAGCGCATCACTCTTGCCTCCTCCGGCTGCGCCTCCATAGAGGGCTTCCTGGTTATCCAGTAACAGGAATGCCAGCTGTTTAGGAGTCGGCTTGTGGGGAATGTACTGCGTCCACGGTAGCCGGAGCGTACCCATTGCTTTCCAACCGGACGGCCCCAGCATCTCGCAAGACAGAGATGGCTTCTGCAATGTCTCCAATGTCTAGTGTTATCACCTCATGCCGAATAGGTGCGCCATCGGCTCCAGTGTGTTCAAACTTGGACGGGGAATCCAGGCCCAATAGGTCTCGCATATCCTTGATGGTTTGCAAACAATAACGGGTCGCATTCCCGTCCCCTTGGAGCATGATAGGCCAGTGGACTTGTAGTATCTTTGTCAATCGCCCTAGTGTCAAACTGCGATAGTCCTCAACCGCCTCGTGATTCGAGCGTGAGAGTGCTACTTTGACAGCTTCATAGGCACCGGTATGGCCTGCATAACCAAGGTGGTCAGCAATCTCTTGCCATGTCCGGCCAGCCATCCGCAGCTCCAGGGCTTGCTGCTGCCTGTTCCTTGCGTCTATACGCCGCTGGGATAACTTGCTCTCGCCGGCACGATTAGTCATCGTTCAATGTCTCGATGATTGAGCGTAATTCCATTGCAACGGCGTCTGGTGACTGTGTCCCATCTATTTCATGGAACTCCCCCTCCATCGTGCCAAACACGTTCATAGTAAGGTCAACAGGCTCCTTCCATGATTTATAAGAACTCGTATTCCACGTACCCTCTGAGACGGTGATATGAGACCTAGAAGCCAGCCTAACCAGGCTATCCACCTTGCTGATGCGGCCCTTCAGCCACGACTCGTTGAATCGTGAGCCACGCTCCCAGGCACGTTTACGAGCGGTTAGTTCGGGGCATTTGATATGCACGAAACACAGGTAACGGGAGAGGCACTCCTGGAGTTCATTGTTGTATTCACAGGCTGCGTCGAAGAACTTACGATTAGCCAGCCTATCGCCCTCTGCGACTACCACTGGCACATCTATTTCACTCAACCATTTCTCCACCACTGGCTGGGCGTTCAGGGCGAGGGAATCCGTGCCGCCATAAGTATCCCTCTGGCGGCCTAATTCTACGATGCCACTGGGATACACCGTGTGAACAAACGGCACAGTCTGCACTAACCCATCCTGTTCTAATACGTCCTCCATGCCTATGGCTTTCTGCATCGCCGTGGTCTTGCCGCTGCCAGGGTATCCAACTACATACACTAACCAATCCATCATGCGCTTATCCTCGCACGTGCGTATTCGTTATCGAAGCACTTCCAATCCCGTTCCATCATAATGACTTCGCCGGTGCTGAGGTAGTGGTTCTGTTTCAACGGCACACATCCCACGTCCAACGGGTTTTCTTCCATCAACAGATTGGGGGGAAGCAATAGCTGCCGAGCATCCCAAAATATGTCCAACTTGGGCCGAATCCAACGTGCTTCGGCGTGCTCAATACGATTGAATAGAAGGTCATTGTACACATTGGGATAACGTCGGTTTTTACGGTGCCAGGACTTGTATGTGCAGAGTGCGCTTTCCAATGTGAAGTAACTCACATCATTGGCCCAAGGCATCCCTTCATTGCGTACCTTAGCGTCAGCGAGAAGCGTTTCTCCGGCGTTTTCTAGCTGTTTAATCAAGTCTGGGGAGTATCGCCCATCGAAGCCAGGGTTGGACGAGTGCCAGTCCAGGTCGTCACGGCCTATCACCTTGCAGATGCCATTCCGGTGACTGCGTGAGCCTTCCCTGTCCTCTAGGAACAACTGGTCGCAATCAAGGTCAGCCCCCATGATGCGAAGGTATTCGAGGTAGCTGAATGTCGATAGCCTGCCAAACGACAGGAATCTTTCCGATACAAAGTCCCACACACGGCGGAAGTTCGAATACTCGTCGTGGGTGCATAGGTCGCTAAAGAATTCCCATTGGGTCTTGCCGTATAGGTTGGACTGGTACGAATCAACAGCCCTAATGAACATAACCTTATGATGGCGGCGGTCTGTATCCCATGCCAGGTTTTGATAGATGCGTGGGTCGTTGAACCAATCTGCCAGCGCAACTATGTCCAAGTTCTCGAAGTCTGGGAATTTATGGAAGATGATATAGGACGTGACTGGGTTCTGCGTGTTGCCATTCAAGAAGGCGAACCACAGCCTTTGCTCAGGCGACCATCCTTCGGTTTCAGCTAGATAGGGCATTAGGTAATACACGCATCCTGGATGGCTCTGATACTTCAGATGGAACGTATAGAATCTTTGGAAGACTTCGGAGCGGTATTCAGGAAGCCGGAAGTCCAGCCCTGCCGTCAATAGTGGGCTAATCGTCACCATGCCATCACCGCTACCTCACCGTCTGATTTAGTTAGGTGATACATTTCTGGCTCCCAAGCTCGTGCCTGGCGGTCAGCAGACCACGGCACCGTCGTGGGGACATACATCATACAGGCGAACTCTCGGTAGGCCATAGCCAGTGGGCGATACTGATAACGCTCGTATACCCAGTCAGCCAAAGCTAGAAGGTATTCCGGCCCGTTCTTGAAATCTCGCCCTAATATCTCGCTGTATCGCTTGCGTTGCAGGTGCAGTCTAGCAAGGCTGATATCCGTCATCTGGACAGCCTTCGGATGCTGGGCGAATACCCCGTCCAACTGCTCCTGCCATTGGCCCATATACAAAGCCGTGGAATTGCCGGAATCCCAGGCTACCAGGTCAGGCGCAATCGCTGGGTCGTGCATATCCTCCAGCATGGCGACCTTTGCGTCTGCCTGGCGGATATGCAGCTTGCAGGAGAATTTCTGTCTGCGTAGATGCTCTACGCATAGCGGGTCAATATCATATACCGCATGGTAGACAGGCCGGAACAGTCCTTGGATTATTGATGAGCCTATGCCACTACCACCAAAATACTCATAGACACGGTCAATGGATTGTGGATAGATTTCAATATAGCGTTTGAGTGCCTTGTAAACGTAAAGCTGACCGGCCCCGTGTACTTGCACAGCGGGGAAGTGTTCTTTAACCCAATACAGGAACGACATCTTGCCGTCTTTCACGTCGTCAATCCCATATTCGTCAAAGGACACAGCCCAAGCCTGATTCACCAGCAATCTCATAGCGTATTGTTCCGGGCCATAGTCTCACGGGCGATAACTCGCATGAATTTCTCTCGCTTCCCTTCTCCGGCTATAACCCAGATGACATTGTCCGGGCTAAGTAGGTCGGGCCGCTGGTCTGCCAGGTAAGTCATGACCTTCCCCTCATAGCGTGGATGGAACTCGATGCTGCCATGCTGGTATGTCATCATGTCTTGATAACTTACATAGCCAGTGCGATGTAAGTCGTGGTATTCCACAGAATATAGCGAGCCGTCGAGTATTCGAGCCGGGGGATGAGTCTGTCCAAACGGCTTACCAGTCCTCCATGTGCCGCTATAGAGAGTTGACTGTAAGGCTATCATCCTGTCATGAACCCAGTCCCGTTTATTTGGCCCGATTTCTATCAGCACAAGGTTGCGCACCTTGGGCTTATATATAGCCAGGCCATACAGGATAGAGACAAGGCTGTTACAGCTACCAGCCGGGATGATTAGACTATCACACTCAGGGATATTCTTAACCTGTTCCGCCCCTATGCGGTGGAAGGCCTCAATTTCCCTGGATGGATGGTTCCAATGGTCAAGCGATACACCATACTCCAGATAAAAATAGCCTCGATATTCCGGCTCTTGCAATAGGGATTGAACCTTGGTTTGTAGGGCTTTGTTGTAGGCGACTCTGGAATACTGGAACTCGGCTCCCATGAGCGTAGCCATTTCGACATCGACATGCTTGAGTGAGGCTTCAGGCGTTGTGGCTCCTATCACGTGAGTGCTAGGGAGGCCAAAGTGATTGGCGACGGCAGTCCCCATCGATAGCTGTGGGCTGTGGACGCTGGCACCGGAAATCAATCCACGCCTGCCTCCACCCTCTATGTATTGTTTGACCAGCCAGATTAGCTGTCGTAGTTTCGAGCCATTGATGCACCCGTAGCCAAGTGGCGCATATTTATCTTCACGCTTGAACACCAGGCCATCAATTTCTTCCACCGGAGTCAGGTCAAGGAGGGTATCTTCCCAATGGCTCTCAGCCCTGCCAAGGTTTACTACATGAGGCTTACTTGAAACGGACAAGGCGTTCTCCTCCCTTTCTCTTGCCCTTTCAGGCTGCCCCACACTATCACACGGAAAAACCTCTCGCACCTCCTGAAAACGGCTTAGAGACACGCTGTTTTGCGTTTCCGGCTATTCCACCGAGGTAACTGCTTCGCCCAGTGCCTCCGTATCCATACGGGGGAACTCCGCTGGCCCACTGGTGCCAAGCCACACAGCAGGCTTCCCAAGCAGGCGTTTCTTAGCTGTTACCTCTTTGTCTATTTCTTCTTCGGGCGAGCCGCAGTTCAGCATTTTGGTGCGGTAGTACAAGACCAGGGATATCCGCTCAGCGTCCTCTGAGTGTAAGTCCAGAACGGTATTGCCATGCCATTGATGGGCATCCATCAATAACAGGTCGCCATCTTGTAAATCTATAGAAACTCGCCATTCAGGGAATGTTAAGTGGCCGCCAGTGTAATCTCCTCGTCGCCAGGTCGTTAAACAGGAAAAACCGGCATCCAAATCCCCCTTATCGGTGTGAACGCCTGTTGGATAAGTGTTATTTACCGTAAGCGTCGTAAATACCGTCCCTCCCACCATCCAATCAGGGTGAGTGCTATCAGCACGAGCCTTCTGCGCAGCGTATCTATCCGGCACATAATGGGCAAACTGGGCCTCCACCTCCCTGAAGAACGGGAATAACGAGGTAAATGACTCAGCGTTACGGCCCGTCCAAGCGGTAGTGCGGCAATACGGCACCGAAGTGAGTGGGTCAATATTGCCGATAATGCTGCTCTTAACTGGTTTGAAGCGTGTGCGGTTGCCTGTCTGGAAGCTGGGTGCGCCGCTTGCCAGGTTGCGGTTCCCTTCGCCTCGGATAGTGTGCAGGACATCATAGGCATCGGCGTGGGATTGGCCTGACAGCATTCCAGGCAGATAGACCAATAAAGGCTTCCCGTCCGGCATTGCCACCTTCGTTGGGCCAGTGCAGCGGATATTATAGTCGGACTCCCGCAGCACTTTCCCTACCTTCTGCTCTAGCTCTGCTTTCGGTGTTTTGGTGCGTACTCGTATCTCAGCCAGTTGCTGCATCGTCTCCGGCCCTCCGTACAGCTTCAAATACCACATCGGCTATCGTATCAATGTCCCAGGCTTCGCCGAGGGTGAACAAGGTTTCCATGAGCGTCTCATATTTATCCTGCTCTATATAGAACATAAACGCCTTCAGGTTCGCCCTCCCTTCGTGCGCCGCCACTGGCAACACGGCTCCAGGAGTTAATTCGTGGCCGCCCCACTGTTCTGGCAACTCTGTGTAGGCGGCCTCTGTGGATTGCTCCAATAACTCAGTCAAACTGACGTTATAGCTATCGCTTATATCTTGGAGCAATACCTGGAGGGTGTCATCTGTCTCTAAACCTTCCAATAAACCCTGCAATAAACCAGCGTCCGGCTCCGCCAGGGATGTCAGTGGGTCTAGGGTTGCCAGCACCTCGTCAGCTTCGGCATCGGATAAATCAACCACCAATACCGGGATAACAGCTTCGGGCGATATGTCTACCCGGAGGTGGCCGTCAACAAGCACTAAGCCATCCTCTGTTTCCCGTGCTATCACGGCATCCGCATAGCCTATACGCTCCAGCATGGTCGTTAATCCTTCACGCTGGTGGACGGGATGTCGCCGCCAGTTCTTCGGATTGCCCTGCAATTCACTCGCTGGCACACGCCGCAGTTCAGTAATCCTATCTCGAAACGTAACCATGATTCTCCTACTCTAAGACCTCTTCGCCAAGCCAGTCTACCACCTCCCGAGTCACACCGCTGATATCCCAGCCGGTCTGTAGGGCCAGCTTTCTCTCCAACGCACGTAGGAACACCAGCTTTTCGAAGGCATTCATATTGGGCATGAGGGCTTGCGGAGTTATGCCCTCCACATGAAAGGCATCATTCCCTTTCGTCCCTACGACACCAAGGCAGTCTACCCATATGGTTTGGAATTTTGGCAGGCTGTCAGCCCAATGCGTCGATATCACATCCCTCTTATTCGCTGAACAAGTGGACTCCCAGTAGACCAGAAGCACACTCTCTAAGTGTGCGCCTTTCTGCCCCTCCGATGTCTTACTTTGAGGACTAGCCATTTAATTTAATACCCCTTTTCCCTTAGTTAAATTAAGATTAAAAATGTGGTTTTAACACGTTAAATTGCTGTATTAAATTGGGCGATTTAGGGCCGAAAATCAGGATTTAACTTTTGGTATATATAACAAAATGTGATATATAGTATTCTTCTACTCCAAAAAATAAATCCCTCAGAACGTCCTCAGAGCCGTTTTCTCGGGGGGATTTATTTTTGCTAACCAAGGTGTGGCAACGTGCTCTCTCGCTCCTCTTTTTCTCTCAGGCACGAACCCATTCTGTAACAGAATATATAGTATTATCTAGCATACGCCAGAAAAAGCCTGATTTTGGCCTTATCTGACCCCTCTTTTACCGTATGAAATGGCCTCGTTTGATGGACTCAAAATTGCACATAAACATCAAAGTTTCATTGACTGGCTTGGCAGGACGGGGCTTCGAAAATCCCCGTGACCAGCGATAGATTGTCATGTACGAAACGCCGACTTCGCTGGCTATGGCCTGATAGGTTACCTTGGCATCATGCAACTGACGCAGTAATTCGGGTGTCGTATCCGGCGATGCCATGTAGTCCTCAAGTGCCTGGGCATTCTGCTTCTTGACCAGTTCCATCACCTCGGCGTCTGTCCAGCCAGTGACGTCCAGTCCCTCTGGGTAGGTCACTGTCATTCCTTTACCGTCCCTACTTCGAAACGTCACCATATCTCCCTCCTTCCTTACAACATGCAAGACTCGCTTGCCATAATCATACTCCGGCTGCCCCAAGCCGTCACTCTTACCTATTTAATAGCCCTACCTATTATATAGGCGCACATGCGAGGGACTGAGCAACATATTATTAAACGCCGGAATATCAATTCTAAAATTGCTTGAAATAACACTTGACATATAACAATACGTTAGGTATGCTTCCTTTAGTTCAAGAGAACAGACACGAAACAGGCACCTTAAAAATCGAATACGCACACCCAAACCGCTGAGTCGCAAGACTCCCGAAAGCGGGAACGCAGTAAGGACAGGTACTGCAAAGGCATCCAGGGCTAGCTTAAGAGCCGCCACGATGAGCCGACAAATCCGCCAGCAGGCTGGGCTGCTCAAAGACCAGGCGACGAACACAACCACGAACCAAGCGGACGCAGACACATCCACTAGCGACTGTGACGAGCAGAAGCGGGAAGACCATAGGTCAGCCGAGATACGTTTCGGACGACGGTTCCACAAACGGTGGGTGTCTCTACTAGCCCCTCAATAGCCGACGAAAATCGGGCAGCACGGCCTTCGGGTCAATCAGCTGTTTAGTAAAACGCACCGCTACATATTGAGTTGAGTTGTTCACGGATTAACGGTGAGGCAGGGAGCGGCAAACGAAAACAGTCGCTCCCTTAAGCCCTAGCCTGGGTGCCAAAGCCAGGCAAAATCAAGGGTTGAATAAAAGGAGACACGATGCCACGAGTAAAGGGTCAGACTAATAGCCGCCCTTGCGGCAACTGCTCACGCCAGGGAAACAATCGCCGAATCATCGAACGGAACGGGGGATTCATTTACAACTACGACCCAGCGTACTCTGGTTCCTGGGAAGCAATGGGGAAGCACACTTGCTTCCATATGAACGTCCCTGGCAACGAGAACGGCGGATACAAGAACGGTTCCTACATCAGCCGCATCCAACTCCAGGTCATAAGTGAGCCGACCCCCGAGCCGACCCCCGAGCCGACCCCCGAGCCGACCACAA